ATAGATTAATAAAAGAACTTTCCGAATTTAAGATCTGTTCTTCGATTGCTAATTGTGCACTGATTGAAATAGGTGGAAAACCAGTTGTCCCCATAGCTACTGCTGATCTCATTGTTTCATCTGGTTCACAGAACATTTCAAAATTTTTACCAGTCATCTTGATTTGGTCAATTGTTAACCCATGATTATAACTGTTAATATGATTTTCTAAACCTCTGAAATAACCAAGACCGGATGTCTCACGGCCGATTCTTTTCACAATTGCCCAGAGAATGGGATGCCCTGGAGACGTGTAGTGTAATGAAAGGGCAGCACAACGTTGAATAGCTTTAGCTTTGTTCCTGTTCAGATTCTTGTTGCCGTAAACCCACGCAATTTTAAGGGAGCGGCCGACATTCAGGAACTTCTTCCCATCAAGCCATCTGACTCTTAAAAAATCAACATCCCCTTCGCGAGTTCCTTCAACAGCTACACTGAAACTATATCCAAGATTTGAGACGATTTTAACATCTTCTTTTCCAGGAACACGAATGCCATCATCACCTTCAGCTACCATTTGAAAACCGACTAAATCACGATCTTCGGGATTCTCTTTTGAGTAACAGTATGCGCTAACCAATACATTTTGAAGTCCATTCATCCATGAAGTGTGGAAGTCTCCAGAATTTCTAGAATCTAAGGAAAAAGTATTTTGTTTAGTTTTAAGAATTCTAGCTTCTAAAACATCTTGTAAAAACCGCTTCTTTGCTGCTGCTAGTCCACTCTTATGTAATAATGCATGAATGGCATAATTTTCAAGTTGTCTAATTTTATTAGCAATACTGCATTCGAAACTAGAGTAATCAGTAACAATGTGTTTCCTATTCATTACATTACTAACTTTGCTAACCATCTCTTCTGGAGACATATGTTTAACCTGGTATTTTGAGAAAAAAGAATCATTCCATTGATTAATAACGTCAATGACTTGGGAATATTCTATTAATAATCTTGAATTCATAACCATTATCAATCTCGGCCGATTTCTAACAATGCCTTTATTCTTCTTGCTAGCATTTTCTAATTTAACAAAACATTTATTTTCACAAAAATCTTTGTCAGCTTTTCCATTGAGATAATTATCATATTTCTCCAGCATTGAATCAATATATTTCTTGCTTCTCTTCATTGAATAATGTTGCCGAAAATAATCACGACAATCTTTTTCAACTATAGTACTAGTATCAACTGTTTTAATTATACTGTCTATGAATTTAAATGAGAATTCCTGAAAATCTGCAATTTGGTCATCATTAACACAATCTGGATCTCTAGTCATTGACCTCATAAAAGCAGCAACTTCACCTGGACCATCCGTAACAGAAAC